TTCATAAAGATACCAGTATCAGGACGATCTGTATATACAGCAGAGTTATTAGCCAAGGCTCTTTCTGGATTGGTAAAGGACCATGCACCAGACTTAGCCATTCTCATACGAGAATCTGATAGGTTGGACAAAGATATTAAAGCTGATCTACGTACACCACCTACAACTACAACCTCCCCAATCTTGCAGACAATATCATGGCATTCAATCGAACTTAATTTCCTGCCTCTGGATTCTTCAAACTTACGTATGGTAAAGTCGAATAAGTCTACTAAAGGTTGTGGTCCACTGGCTCTACCACCAAAGGTTTTTAATCTTGATCCGGCAGGACGTACTTTACTTACGTCTATCTTGGGAATACGATTCGTATAAAGGTATGATATTAAATCTTTAAAGGCTCTGGCCCATCCCTCTTTGGAATCGGCTATACTTATTACATCATCTGTTCTCTCAAACTCTATGTCTGGTATGGTGGGAAGATCATTAATATATTGTCTTTCCACGGAGAAGCCTACTCCTGTACCATTCATAAGAATATAAAGTATCTCATCAAAGGATTTAGGATTGTCCACTGGTATATAAGAACAATTATATCCAGCTATGTTCTCTCGTTCCAAGGCTGGTCCAGCAGTCATTAATGATCTCATGCTGGGCATCACCTCAAGAGATAAGATAGAGTTCCTGATCATGTTCCAATCTTTATCATCAAGTTGATCCTTGACTCCAAGATTATTTTCCACATGATTACGAAAGAAAACTATTAGTCTGTTGACAGTTTCATCCCAGGTTTCTCTACGTCCCTCTTCTTCCAGCCATCTGGAATAACGAGACAGATATATAAACGATTGATATTCAGTTGGTAGGTGCATCCATCTTCTCCCCGTATCTAAGTTCCAATATCATTTGTGCATAGTGGATTACCTTTTGGATATCCTTTGCACCTTCTCCTTTTGTCCTATGTCTGGTCACATACTTTACAATATTACCTTCAAGAAAGTCAAGTTCATTGGCATAAATATATTCAACTGGTTGAATATGCAGCTTCTTGTAATGATCACCACCTACTTGATAATCCCTGATTGACATTCTATTCCTTTCCTAATTGTTATCTGATAATATTTGATAAATTCTATATCGAAAATTTGATTTCTGTTCTGAATTAATAACTTCATAAGCAAATCCTCTAACAGCACCGGCATCTAGATTAGCATTGTCACATATAAATTCAAAGTTATCACATGTAACACCAACACTACAAAAGAACCATGCCTTTGCCTTATCCTTTGTTACAATATTAGAAACATTACTAGCATCTAATAAAGCCTGGAGAATAACAGCTAAGTATAGACGACGTTCAGGCTCCTCACGATCAAAGAGAACTATAGGATCTATAAATACTTCTTCATTTTTCTTTGGTTTGAACATTTTGTTTTAAAAATCTACCTGTTATTGGATCTCTTTTTGTATTACGATTTTTATCTAGTTGTATTTTCCTTTTCTTTCTCAATTCAGGATCTGACCAAGCTTTCTTTAAAGCCTTAGATATTTTCTTTTGAAATTCAGGATCTTTAGATCTTCTTTTATTAGACTCACTTATCATCTTTCTTGCTTCAGGATCTGAGAATCGTTTCTTTGTATTTTCAGATTGTTTCTTTCTATATTCAGGATCTTGATAGCTCTCAACAGGACGATAGAACTTACCACCCACTCTTGAATTATAGTAAGCTGGTTCATCTGTTCCTTCAAGAGTGGAGGAAAGAACATTGAATTTCATTTGATAATATAGCTCATAGTATCGTAGGCTACGTTTGTTTTTATATTCAGCTATGATCTCAAATTTAAAATGTTCCTTTCCCACCTCTTCAATATCTTTCAATAACCATTTAGAAGAACCCATATATGTTTTCCAATTGGATTCTGTTTCTTTTAACCGATTATACATTAGATATTGTTTACAACCTATGTATCCTTTTCCATTTTTAAGATTGGTTATTAAATAAACAAACCCAAACTTATCAAGATTGGGATTAAATTCTTCCTCCTTTCCATATATTAACCAATGATGGTCTACCAATTGACAACTTCCGGTACATCAGGAATCTTTCCAACGTTTGTAAGATATCTATATCCTCTTGCATAGTTGAATACTCGTAATCCCTGACCATTATTAGAATCCCTCCAACATTCTCTTTTATGATTACAATATATGCAAGATGTTCCTAATCTTTTATTACCTGAGACACCATCTTTAACGTCACTATAACAACGATTAGGTGGACTCTTTTGTTGTACCAATACTTTAAGATATTCAACTCTATCTTCTGCATCTATCATCTCTAAAGAATGAACCGGAGTTAAACATATCTCTCCACTCTGTTTATTGATGGCTAGGAAAGCAGCCTCATCTACTTCATTTCCTTTAGCATAAGCAGATATCTGTGCTATGTAACCAAAGGGATCATCTCTTACAAGATCTGCTTTCTGAAACTTTTCAAATCCTCGTGGAGAGGTGGACTTACAATCAACAAGAACCCCATCAATCACACAATCCTGATGACCTTTCACTCCTGCAACACTAAGTTCCTTTTGAGTATCAGTAACTGTATGTCCTGCTAACCTGGAGAAAGCTATTAATAATTCTTCCAAGATGTGTCCATATAAAAACTTAATACGAGTGGAAGAAGAAACAGGAGTACTTTCTTTCTCCCTATTTACATCATACCATAATTGTCTATCAGGTTTTCCTATTGCAGATAATCTTAGATTACGTTTACTCCTTTCTTTTTCATACAAGGCTGTCTTTAAATGTTCTTTTATATTATCTCCAAATTCATTTATGCATGTATCTATTTCTTTTTCATCCAGAGAAATATCATCGGACTGAAAAAGATTATAGATATCTTCAACCAATGTATTTATGTTTTTCATATAAGAAAAGGGAGAGGCTTTTACACCTCTCCCACCTCTCACTTCTAGGATGCAAAGGGGATATCTTCATCCCCTTCATCACTAACAAATGCACCATCAACAACATCAAAAGCCTCATCAGCTTCTGTATTATAAGGAATGAGTTCGACTACCTGAACTGCACGTAAGTCAGCCGATACTCCAGCCCTTCCCTTAAACTCCCACTCATAGGTTGTATAATGTACATTAACCTTTGAGCCATTACCAATAAGGGTATTGGTCATGGTACGTTTCTGACCATCAACTAGGTCAGGAGCACGATTAAGAGAACCATCTTTCCGACGAACCCGACGTTTGACCGTGACAAAATCTCCACGATCATCACCTTTATTCTTAATGGCAAGTCCGTCTTTCTTAACCATCTCTAAGTTTTTCTTATCAAGATTGGCAACGTCAATAGACCATATACCATCAGAGTCAAAGGTGGTATTTGGGTTGGTGATTGCAGCCCAATAAGCTGTTCCTGAAATTACTGGCATATTTTTATAATTCCTTTTCTGGGTTAAAAACTGAATGTCTCATACTTTTAATTGTTTGTCAAGTATTAATGTGTCATGGTCCACGTTTCTCCTTCTTTCCATGTGCTATCCAGAGGACAGTTGAATTTTAATTTACGTTCTGTATCCTTGATAGCCTCTCTTGTTATAGTTCCAAATCGTTTTACATCTCCTTTTGCCACTTCAAATTGGTACTCATCATGGATAGAGGCCACTAATTTGGCATCTACTCCTGTACTGTTAACTCTTTGTATCATATTGACCAGCCAATCCTTACATATGCTGGCCCCAGCTCCTTGTATAAGAGTATTAAGGCTGCTGTGGGGGCTTCTTATGAACAAGGTACGTCCGTCCACACCTTTAATCTTTCCCTTCTCAGCAGCTCTCTGAACGTTACTACGGACCCTTTTAAGGGCAGGAATACCAGATAGAAACCTATCTATAAGTTCCTGTCCATGTTCTCTATTTCCACCCACAATTTTACCTATCTTAGCAGCCCCTGCTCCATAGAGAAAAGCATATATGAATGTCTTGGCTTGATCTCTATCGGTAATACCAGCCACTTTCATATTGGCTGTATGAACATCTCCGTTCAGGATCTCATTTGTATATGCTTTGTCATTCATTAAGTGAGCCAAACATCTAAGTTCAAGACCTGAAGCATCTGTTCCAACCAAGGTATGGGTATGTGGGTTTTCCACGGTCCAACAATCTCTGCATTCTTTACCAAAGGGACTTCGGATTGCTGGTATCTGGGCCATGTTAGGACTATGATGTGCCATTCGACCCGTAATAGTTCGTAAGGTTAAGACTCTACCATGTACCCGACCCGTGGTATCATTGTAAGAATCAATCCAAGATTGAATCTGTGCTATTCTCTTTTGTAATAAGAAGAACCTGGAGAATTTCTTTGCCTCTTCCATATTAATCTTATTCAGAATCTCCTCACTAATTATTATATTACCTTTATCTGTAAATTGTTTAGGCTCCCATCCTCTCTCCATTAAACGATTGGCTATTTGCTGACGAGATCCTATATTGAATGGTATATATTTTGTTTTAGTTTTCATCTCAACTATAGTAGGTTCAAATTCTTTCAAAGCCCATGTCTCAAGAGCATGTGCCTCATCTGACAGACGAGCAAGTAATCCAATTGTCTTTTGTATATTAAGAGCAAATCCATTCTTCTCTTGTTGATCTATGATAGCTCTGATCTTATGTTCAAGATTGATAGAGAAGGGAGAGAATTTATCTGACTCTTTAAACAACTGTTTATATAAAGTTTCTGTTAAGTTAACATCATTTTTACAATACTTTAACATGTCTTCATCATAAGTTTCAAAGTTATCACACTCCCATTTGGGATGGTTCAATCTAATTCCCCATGCACCAAGACTATGACCACCTTCTCTAATGGGATTAAATAATTGAGACATAACTAAAGTATCTACTACTTGATTTAATTTAATATTAGTATCAAGTAATCTATTTAATATAGGAGCATCAAAAGATATTCCATTATGCATTATAAACTTATCAATTGTACTGGACCAAGATTTAAACTTGTCTAAGTTATTATGATCCCATACATGTACCTGAGATGTTAAAAGATCTTTTGCTACTATGCAGTGGATCTTTTGTGCATCTAAAGAATCTGTTTCAATATCAAGTACTACAGTCATACTCCAAAACTTTCTCCACATCCACACTGAGATGTGGCATTAGGATTTTTAAATACTATATAAGAACCATTAATTCCATCCGTATAATCTATAGTTACATTCATTAGAAACATTAAAGCCTCCGGTCTAACATATAGATTACCATCAAGGAGTGGTATTACGTCATGCTTCTCAGGAATATCATCTACTAAATCCCATTCATAAGTAAACCCAGCACAACCACCACCCTTTACACCAAGTTCAATACCCTTAACAGCTTGGTCCCTAACTATACGTGATAGATGTTCGTTAGCTTCTTCAGTAAGAACGATCACAGTGATTCCTTTTTAGGCATTCTTTCATTATTACATTTAGAATATCTTTCACTATTAAAATCTTTTACATTTTTATTTTCTTTTATATCTGATTCTTTCATATTAACCATATGAGCATCATTAATATCTATGTTAAAAAACTTTTCATTTCTTGTATATTTAGTATCAATTATTTTAATAGGAGCATCTCTTACAACTTGACCATCTATAAACCATGCTTGTTTACAATCATTTTTAAACATAACAAATGTTAAGATACCTTCTGACCCATTCTTTACCCATTTATCTATTATCTTTTTCTTTCGATAAGGGATATGTATATACATCCAAACATTAGGCCATTTATTTTTCCAGGTATATGATATTTCTGTTTCAAAGAAACAAAGAGTTTTTCCAGTGAGAGGATTATTTTTAGTACAAGTAATATCAACTCCATAAGTTTCTTTTAAATCTATATTTGTATAGCCATTTCTTATAAGCCATCTATTCATAATACCATTTGTTAGTGGATCAGATCTCTTATAGAGTTCTTCATCAAACTTTTTAGTTCCCATTAATCATCTCCTGTGTCAAAAGGGTTATTAATTTCTGTCATTCTACCAGTATCTTTATTGTAAAACAAGTGAGTAGATATTCCTGTATCTCCCGTATATCTATTCTTTAGAATACGAATCGTCGTTGTATTAGATAGGATAGGATCATCATCCTGTTGATTTCGTTCCAATGCAATAACGGTGTCACTGAGATGCCCGATGCTTGCACTCCCTCTGAGATGTGAAAGGGATATTTCTCGACCATCCTCATGTCCTCTATCTCCAGAAGGTCTACGTAAATGTGACACCAACAAGAGACATATACCTGTTTGTTCTACAAGGGATCTTAGCTTCGTCATTAATATATCTATACTTTTTCTCTCGTCTGTATCTTCTTGTCCCGAAACTAGGATTGATAAGTGATCTAAAATGGCCCACTTAATGTCAAGTGCTTGGGCCATGTATCTAAGTCGGGCAAGTATCTCGTCATTCTCTACAGATCCAAAGTGATCGAAGGCAAAGAACCTACCACTATTAATAGTAGCATCCTGCCATTCTTTTAATTGTTCTTGACTATATCCTGATCTAATTTCCTTAATATATAAACGAGCACTTGCTTCGACAGACATGATGTTCCATGCCGTATGTTTTATACCTTCTTCCAGGGCAAGGATACCTATGTTATCTTGTGTGTTACGTAATAGATGGTGCATAAGTTCCCTAGTTATGGAACTCTTTCCCATTCCAGCCCCAGAACAGAACGTCGTAAGCTCTCCGGTTCTCATTCCATAAGTCTTTTCATTCATCTTAGGCCAAGGATATAGACAAGTCTCACAATATTCTTCTTCATAAAGGGAGGAACCAAGATCTTTCAAGTTAATAATTCCTGCCGGTGTATATGGTTTAGCTGCCCACCAACATTGATTGAATGCTTCTCGTTGTCCCATCTTTAAATATTCATTGGCATCTTTATGTTCCATCCTCATTATCTTACACTTATTAGGAGAGAACAATTGAGCTACTTTTTCAGCAGCATCTTGTCCTTGCTTATCCATATCAAAGCAAAGAACAACAGTGTCATACATGTCTAGATAGTTAAAGGCTTCTTTGCAGTCTCTTAATGCACCAGCAGCTCCAGTTTTTATACTAACACTAGGCCATTTCGATCCCATTAATTCATAGGCACTCATGGCATCTATCTCACCTTCTGAAACTGTAATATACTTTGCCTTTTGTGTGAATATATTTTGTCCAAAGAGTACAGCATCAGACAGCTCACCCTCCACCCACATACGTTTATCTTTGGTCTGTCTTATTTTATTTCCTATATGTTCACCCTTATCATTATAGTATCCATATAGATGATGTGTTGTTATATTACCATTACGTTTAACTTTCGTATTGAATTTCTTGGCAGTATCAAGAGATATTTTTCTTTCAGATATCTCTCCCCATTCTCCAGTTGTAGCCATAGATTTTACCTTCGTGTTAGATATTGTTACTACATTATCATCGAATCTAGTTTCACAAGAGAAGCACCATGAATATCCTGCCGTATGATTTACATTGGCATCACTTGATCCACAAGCAGGACATGCCCCTCTATCTAACCATTTCTTTTGTTGCATTTACACCCCCGGTCCAGGCCAAGTTTCATCTTCTATCTCCTTCATTCGTTGACTCATAGTTTCATTGGTGAAACCAATTGGAACAGAACACCTCTTTGATATAGCAAACTTTGGTATGGAAATCAACCCTCCATATTCAGCATCCACTTTACTATCAGCATTATTAATGGATGAAGCTATGGTTAAATACAGATCATCTTCATTAACTAATATTCCAGCAGTCTTGATTACCATAGGTTTTAAATCTTTAACCTCTTGCTCTGTCTTCCATTCGGCATCATTGTATTCTGCTGAATCAATCCACTCAATGCAAACTATTTTACTATTCATCTACATCTTCCCAAGTATCTTGTATATAGTTATCAATAAAGGTTTCTTTATCAGACATAATGTCATCGGTATCTTGTTTAGCTATTCTTTTAGCTTCACGAGTATCATATCCATCCTGTTGATATTGACGAATTAATTCCCGAAAGATTCTTTGTCTTTCTTTTTGGAGAAAACTTCTACTCATTTAGGAATATCCAATTCCAATTGATCTTCTCTTTCTTTTTGCACTCTTGCCCAGATATCTTTACGATTTGTACCATGCTTTGCAATCCAAGCACTGAGAGTTAAGTTTGCAGCATCTTCTTCCATCTCTATTAACCAATCACTTACTCGTCCCATAAGAGTTTCCTTTTTCTTTCGTATCTGAATTAAACTTTCTTTAACAATACTTCTAATGTTTTCTGCTGTAACCATATCATAAAATGGTTCCATATCTTTTCCATACTTATCTAAAAAAGCATATCGTCCAAGACCAACATCCTTTCTCTTTTCTTTATCTGTGATCTGGGTCATCCATCAATGCCCAACCAGACATACCACTATGAAAGCTAGTCTCTGGATTTATTTTTCTCCTTAGAGAATGTATCTCTTCTTGTAATGATTTAATCCTTTCATAAGCTCGTTGTAATTGTTCTTGTAACTCCTTCACATTACGTCTTAATTCTTGTTCTATATCCATTGCCATTTAATAATCCCTTTCATAAAATATATGATCACCAATAACTCCAACCTTAAACATATCATTAATCCAATATGGTTCAATGTATCGTGTATGATAATGAGTAGCTCCCCATATATCCTCCACGATTGCTCCTTCCAAAGCCAGAGTAGCAATATCCATTGCCATTATAAGAGCATCCTTTTCATACATGATCTCTTTCTTACCATCACAATAGTATGAAAAAGAACATTCATGTCGGTGTGGATAGCCATTCCATTGATGTACTACATCACATATAGTATCGGGAAACATTTCTTGTCTTACTCTTTCCAAAATAACATTGGCAATTGCAAGTTGTCCTATATATGACTCCGACCTGGCTTCAAAATAGATAGCTTCAGTCAGACAATAGTGCTCTTCTTCACTATTGGCATATCCTTTTGTGGAATATACCATTAGTAACAACCATAAAATTATACTAAGTTTTTTCATTTAATGCAGCCTACATATATTGATTGAATCGTCTTCCATAAATTGATTTACATCTACATTAACATCTTTACATAACAATTCTATGTATCTCCATGCAGATATTTTATCATTAAAAATAATAGGAGATCCATCATCATCAGTCAAGAGATCTGGAAGTTCTACATCAGGATCACTTCTTGATATTACCCACATTATTACTCCTTCTATGTTTAATCTTTCTATTATATAGTACTTTACTTTGAACAACTCTCATCTTCCAAAGAGGATCAGAGAGTTGCTTTGCCATTGGATTGTTCTTACGTTTACCTGCAACTCTCTGATCTTTCATAACTAAATTCCTATTAAGGTGTGGTATATAAAAATACCACAGATGTTTCCAAAGAAGAATGAAGTCAAGATAAAGAATAGTACTGTACTATGATCCATCATAGTATATATTCCTTATGCTGCCAATGCAAGCCATTGATCAGACTGTATCATCTTCCTTACTTTATCTTCTCTTGATCCTATTACATTGTGGGCTGGTCGAGCATTTGTATTCTTATCATGGCTGGACCAATGAGTAGCTGCCTGATATGCAGTCCATAATGTACCCTTATTTCGGGTGGCATATCCTTCATAAAGACTACGACCATGTATGTGACGATTCTCTTCATCGAATATCTTCATTAGATTAGACAACATAACCTTGTTAGCTACTGCTTTACGAGTAACATTATCTGTTCTCTTTGCAAGTGTCTTGGTGAACAGATCAATGGTAGCATCACGAGATACTTCAGTATGATACCACTTCCTCATTTGATTAAGACCATCACCAGCTATGTATGCTCCAGCATTCTTAATCTTTAGAGCAAATGCAGAGACATTAAAGCCTTTGGTATGCCTACCATAGACATAGGCCAGTTTGTCACCGGATACCAATGTGTTCCAACACTTACTTCTCCATAGTCCCATCATACCATTGTTGGCCCAGGTTCTATTATGTGAAGTCCGAAAGCAAAACTCTGGTATAACTGAGTCTGAGTTCTGATTGTTCCTATCAAGATATAAACTATGAGCAGGAAACTTGGCACGTAACTCTAGCTTGGCACCATTGTCAAAAACATTGGTTTCAAACTCAGCTTCGGTCATGTCAAGACCTGATAAGGTAAGTGCCTCTTCTACTTTACTTACTAGAGGATCATACTGAACAGGTACATATGCCTCAGAGACTACGGCAAGAGGCTCATTAGTATCAGTACGTTTTAATACTACACCTATATCTTTAGGTAAGTGTTCCATCCTGTCACCAAAGTCAGGAGTATATTCTTTATTGTCATGGAATAAAGATTCTGTTGCTACATTAAAGTTAATTTGTGAATGATCAAACATATTAAGCACTCCTATGTACTAAGTTTTCAAATTCTAATGCATGTAGTTCGTCGTAGTATTGTTCCATCTCATTGAGATAATCATTGATCTCTTGTATATCAAGCTCATAGATATTAGATACATCTGCAACGGACAATAAATAATCTTGCATCTCAGGGTCAATATCACGATGCTCTTTATATTTATATCTACTCCGTGCTATATCTTCACTGTTATAGGTTGACATCTTATGCCTCCACTTTATATGAAGTATTTCCCATCTTAACTATAATTCCATATGGATTATTTAAAGCAGCCTTTACTCTTAATGTTCTCCATAATCCAGTATAATTTTGTAACATTATATTAGGCTCTTTGCAATCAGGATTTTTTATCTTTATAACTCTATGTTTTCTCATGAGTTTCTCCAGTTTAGGAAGTGAGGGGGTGTAATGCCCCCTCTTCCTCCCTTATTATACCACAAAAGTACGACCACGGATATCAACGATACCTTTTATATTCCAAAAGTGTGTGGCCGGAGCCAGATGAAGGTATAGTTTACCAAGATCAAAACGACGGCCCTCTTTGGTCTTACGAGTTCCAAAGTAACGATCACGTTTACGTAAACGAATTACAAAATTCATGACAATGCCTTTCGATTAAAGTTAAGTCTGTTTAAGATAGTATAAGCATCTAGAAATGTCAAGAACGGTCCTAATTTAAGAACCACTGGATCAGGACCATCAAGAACATACCAGCCTCCTTTCCATCGTTCAATGGTCATAATTTATATAGACCAGTTAACTAAGGTTGCAAAGAAACTTTGAGGCTTTACTTGGGCTTTTACACCCTCCAACCATTTATTAACATGCTTGGTTGTGGTTTTACTATACCATTGCTCAGTTTTAAACCACCCATTGACAGTACTGCATGCCACTGGTGTTTCATATGAGAACAATACAGTAGTTCCATCATCAAGCTGCAGCTCTGTCATGTTGGATCTTATAGGCTTTAAATACATTTCTTCACTCCTTTAACTGATGATATGCAAAAAACCCTACCGTAATTAGAAAAGGTAGACACACTATACTACAGATTAAAAGTGTATATAGGTTTTCCATTCTTTCTAGTTCCTTCCTTATAAAGAGGATCACCTTCGATGTAGTGTCGTATATAGATCCACGGTTTTGTATCCCATATACCAGTAATAACCCACTTGTATCGGGACCAGGTATCAGTCTGTCCTATTCCTCCCTTCTTTAGTGAGTCCATTAGCTCCCAACAAATCCACTTGTTATCATATTCACGTTGGGTAAACTCAATTATTCTACTCATTGTATTTCTCCATCTTGACATTAAATAGTTTCAAAAAATCTTCAGAGAAATGATGATCTACACCGGAGTGCATTGTATATTCTACATCACTCCCATCATCTTCTTTAAAGCTTATGGTGAGAGTCTGAGTTTCACTATCCAATTGGTGAAATGTTATTTTAAATTCATTCATTCCCCAAGTACATGCATTCATTAGCTAATATCCTCATTATGAATTTCATGATCGAACATGTCCCACATGATCAACCCTTTCGGAAGAGCAGTATAGAACTCCCATCTATCTACTTCTTTATACCATCCCAAGAGAAATGGCAAGCCTATATCTGATCGTATCAAACTATTATCATTCATCGTCCTCTTCCTTTCGGGCTTCAAATCCCATGATTCTTAAACTAGGTAATGGTAAGTTACTCACCTTCTTAATGAATACAGCCACTTCATCTGGTGTCTGCCAACCAAGAACATCTTTTGGATAATGATAGGCTGAGTAATAATTCTCTTTTTCTCTTTCTGTAGGTAGAAGAACTTCTTTATCTCTATCATAATCCTCATGAAAAGAACACATTTCAGCAGAAGTAGAGTCACATGAAAATTGTTTGTGAAGTTTACCCATAGGAAATTCAGTAAACTCCGGTTGATCTCTTTCAAATCCTCCATGATGTTCTGCATAATTACCTTTTCCAAACTGAACGGAGACAGTCCATCCATTTTCAAAGGTCATATGAAAACCATTAAACGTATCTCCTGAAGTAACTTTAAACATTATTCTAATCCTTAATTAATTATCAATCACAAACTTTCAAGTCCCAAGAGACTTGAAAGTTTGTGATTGTTTTATTAATAACAATCATGATTAAAAACAATCATGCCTCATTAAGCAATAATTCTCCACTCTGTCTTAAACTCCTGATCTTCTCCATAGAAACTGGAGATCCAATCACCATGTCTAAGGTAATGTCTTATCTCTTTGACATAACCCTCGTGAATCAAACTCAAAGCAAGAGTACCTTTCTCTTTCTTTCGGGACAATCGTGCATATTTATTTGCAAGATCATGGTTCTTAATGAGCCATCTCTTTACCTTATCTATGTGTAAAGGATGATCCTTCTTAGGGATTAAGACGGCAGGATGGAGTTCGATGTTAGCTATCTTCTTCATCATCTTGAGCCTCTGTAATAAATTCTACATTCCAGGATGGTTCATTACCTTCTTCTTCTAAACGAATACCAACTACCTTCAAACCAAAACGAGTTTGAATATCATCTATCTCAATAGCAATCTTGCTTCGATAAAAGAATCCTCCTTTAGCTTTACCATTGAACTCATCTAACCAAAAGATCATTTCTTTATTGGGTTTATGCATAACGTTTCTCATCCTCTTGTTCGGAGTAAAAGATAAACTTTCGTGCATTCAATTTAGCATTAGCACCATAGAATAAAGCTAATGGTTCAGATGATGCAATATTATTGACCAACACTTCAGTGAATCGTCCACCGGAATGTAAACGATGGGTCTGAGTAATATATTCCCATCCATATCTACCTTTACTCATCTGATGCACCAAAGATTTGATCTTGACATGACTGACACAGACCGGAGATGCCATATTCCTTTCGGGATAAGGCATCAGTAAACTTTGTTGCATCTTCCTTACAGGAGACACACTTATCATCAGTTATAGATCCAACTCGATCTACACCAAAGACACTCATGAGCATATCATTTATGCCTGGATCTTTCTTGGTAGCTTCAGCCATATTAATCTTCTCCTACTTCTAGTTTCCAAAATGCCAGGTCTGTTTCTTCTACAAACAAATCTCTGCTTGTAATAAAAATCTGCTGCAAGACCACTATCTTTTCATCAGATGTGAGTTCATCAGAGTTAATTGTCTCGTCAATAAAATTCAACACAGCTACTAATGAATTTTTCAAAGCAATCGAGCTGTACACAAGAGCTTTTAACCTATCTTCAAGACTCTTATTGTCGGACATATTATTTCTTCCTTTCAGTAGACACAAGATTGGAGAGGAACGAGAGATCCTTTGCCAAATTATAAGACTCTTTAGGAGTCAGCAAAACGTACATCTCTGTCTCTTCGACACTATCAATTACAGTTAACCGAATCTTATTTTTCCATTCATCTATACTATTAATATAAATAAGACCGTTCCCATACATTTTTAACTCCTCTAATTAAAATATATTATATTATAATTAAAAAAATCTCAAGTCCCAAAAGACTTGAGATTTTTTTAATATATTAAAGACAATCATGCCTAATAAACAATCATGCCTAATAAACAATCATGCCTAATAAACAATCATGCCTAATAAAAGACAATCATGCCTAATAAAAGACAAGCATGCCTAATAAAAGACAAGCATGCCTAATAAAAGACAATCATGCCTAATAAAAGACAATCATGCCTAATAAAAGACAATCATGCCTA